TATTAAAAGTAAAATCAATACCGCCTGTCCATTTTACAATTTTAAAAGATACATTATAACTAATAAAATCTTTAAACGTTTGTTCAACTAAGTTTAAATCAGGTACAATGTAAAGACATTTAAAAGTTGATCCATGTATTAAAAAAAGCTTTGTTAAGATAGAGGCTGCAGTCAGTGTTTTGCCTCCTGCAGTCGCCAATACTATAGTACCGCGGCCGATATTTACCGCTTTTTTGACTATTTCTTCTTGATATTCTCTTAAGGGTAGAGCGAGAGGTACAATGTCACAAGAATATTGAGGATTACTATCCCATTTCTTAGAAGGCTTAATAATTTTTAAAAAAGTTTCATCTGTATTAATTTCACCATTGTATTGTTTAGAAAGCAAATATTTTCTTATTTCAAAATAAAGCCCGGGTTCAAATTTTCCCGTAGGTGTGATAGAATAGATTCTTTGAGGCAAAAATCTTCCATATTTTTTTCTTACAAAAAAAGCAGCGTCATTTTTAACAGAGAAATGCTCTCTTATATCTTGAAATAAATCACCAGAAATTTGACCTAAATTTTTTTTAGTATCGAATGTAAAGTTTATCATGTAGTTTCAAGCTTAATAATGTCTACTAAATTCTTAAGATCAAAAGAAGCCGAGCTTAACGTTTTTTCTGATTTTTCTAGTAATTCTACTATTAATTCTATTTCTTTTATTTTACTAGTAATTTCTAAAAATTCACTATGTTTTTCTGCCGTGCGTTCGACTACCGGTGTTGCTAGCTTTACGGGACTTTGCTCTTGAATTTTTTCTACAATGTTCTTTTTTATTTGCTCTCTTTTAACTTGTAAATCAATAAGTTCTAATTTATGTCGAATGCATCTTCCTGCCCATTTATGCTTTATTCCTGGTAATTTTAATTGATAATCTTTTAAACAAAGCTCATCTATTTTTAAATCTATTTCTAGTTCTTTTATATAGTCATCTAGAAGCATTTATTAAATAATAATATATAAAAGCATGAAATCAAATTGTTTATTTGAAAAAAAATTTTTAAAAGTTCTAGCCGAAGATAATGTAGCGGGGGGTGCAAGTAGTGTATTTGGATCTGGTACTTCATCGCCTGTAGGATCTAGCGGGAATCAATTTCCCTCTCAAAATGATTCTGCTTATGCTCCAGGAGACGCAAGAATTCCGTTTCCTCTTGGAGCTACAGGTACAAGAAAAAATAAAAAAAAGAAAATTAAAATTCATAGAAGACCGCGTATAGGTATATAGATGGATCACGGACATTGGCTTCTAAAAGAAGATGTTGAAATAGATGAGTCTGTTTTTGGGTTTATCTATGAAATTATAAACAATATAAATAAAAAAATTTATATTGGAAAAAAACAGTGTAAATCTAAGATAAAAAAAGCACCTTTAAAAGGTAAAAAAAATAAACGTATTGAATTAAAAGAATCGGATTGGAAAAACTATACAAGTTCTTCTGTTGAACTTAATCAAGATATACAAAAATATGGCAAAGAAAATTTTACTTTTATAATTTTAAGAGCTTGCTATTCAAAATGGGAACTTGCATATTATGAAATTAAAGAGCAAATTGAAAGGGAAGTTTTATTTAAAGAAGAATACTATAATGGCATAATAAACGTAAGAATAGGTAGACCTCCAAAAAATTTCTTGAAAAAAAATAAAAATCATTCATAATAAATTGTGATCGAAAAAATAGAGCTTAAACAATATAATATTTGTTTGTTAAACTTTGAAGATTTATTCTATAAAAAAATTGAAACAGATTTAACAGACAATTTACATAAGTATTTGCTACTTAAAAACAGAATAAATTCACAAGCAAGAAAGTTCTTTTTTCATCATATTATTTTTGAAATTTGTGAATTTTTGTTAAATCAAAAAAATAAAGAAAAAAATATAATTTTTTTTAATTATAGACAAATTAATACAAATTATGGATTACTAAAGTATTTTAGTGAAGAAGATATTCTTAAAAATTTGTACGGAATTTTATTAAAAATAAAAAATCTGTTACCGGTTAGAATATTTATTAGCAAATATACGTTTGAATATTTTAAACACTTAAATGAACGAAGTGATGGTAAGGCTATTGAAACTATTAATAATTTAAAATATTATATTATTAATACTGAATATGAAAATTACACTTTTTCAAGAATAAAAAAATTTACGTTAAAAAACGATCTTACATTTTTAAATCAAAAGTATTTTAACTTACTTAAAACAAAGCAACTTCTTATTAGTTAATTAAATAAATAATATTATGGCTTTTAAAGATATATTAAGTCGGTATTCAAATTTATTAAATGAACAAGAGCCGGTTCCTGCTGATGCTACTGCGCCTGCACTGCAAACTGCTCAGCCTCAAGAACTTCCAGCAGATAATGAAACAAATCAAGGTGCTCTACCTCCAGAAGGTTATGTAGATATGGTAAGGTTACTTGCCAAAGCTCTTGTAATAAATGTTCCTTTAGGTTCAATTGATGCACTATTTACTCAACCTATAAAAAAAGAAAACGCCATAGCAGTAAGGGAAGGTTTACAAAATTCTATTATCACGAATGATACGTACGAAGATAATCCTCAAAGACTAGATAATATACATTTTAAGTCTTTTGTAAATTCAATAAATGAAAATAATTTTATGGTAAAATATAAGCAAATTTTATCAATGATGAAGAAATATAGCAATGACCCCAAGCTTCCATCATGATATGGAACAACATAAGAAATATAAAAGCCTTGATAAGGTCTATTTAGAAAAATCATTTGCAAAGCCTGTTCCTCCCTTACCGAGACAATTAGTATTAGGTAAATTTTGCGAAGCCGCCAGACCTGGTATATTGCCAGACCCGGGTAAACCTGTACAGTATTATTTTAAAGAACCGGGATTTGCTCCGGAGGATCTACCAACAATACCTAAGACAAGAAAAATTACTGATCCTTTAACACAGAAAAAAAAGACAGTAAAGACAGAATTTGCAGGTACCCCTTATGAAATACCGGGTGAAATTAAAAAGGGAGAATCAGAATTAATCTCACTTGCATTAAAATTGTTTAGAGGTAAGGGTCAAGGAATAGAAAGCGCGGCAAGAGAAATGATTTCAAAATTAAGAGAAATTTCCTATAGTGAAGATGCAAATGAGGAGTTTAAAAAAGTAAAAGATAATCTCCTAAAATTACTTAATACAGAAAATCAGATAAAAGATTTACCACCTGAAAATACTGTTTTTTACTTAGTTAAGGAAATACAAGATAAGACTGGAAAAGCAAACTATAGCCCTGACTTAATTTTTTCGCTACTTAATACAGCAGGTAAGGGTAGTACTAACTTAGGAAAGGTTGAATTAGGGTTAACTATATTTTATGCTAACGCAAAAAAAGCTGCTAGAGGCGGAGATGTAGAGATACAGAGATCGCTTTATAATGGTGTCCCAATTGAAATTAATTCAATTAGTTATGAAGTAAAAGGTCCGGACGGTAGAATGGGTGATGGTGAGGATAATAGAGCTTTATATAATTTAGAAAAATATATGAATGATTTTTACAAAAAACATAATATTAACAAAGAATACAGAATAATAAAACCGGGTGGAAGAAGTAGAATATTAATAGATAATATTATGCTTAGTGCTAAAGAGATTTTAGATATTTCGGATTCTACTATAAAAGAATTATGTGATTTAATTTTACAGAGTTCTCCAAAACCTATAACACCGGAAAATGTAATTTCCGATTTTTATAATACAATGGAAGGTCTTAAAAAGGAAGATTTTTATGGTGAAGAAAAATTAACTTTAATATCAACAGCATTACAAATGTATACTTATAGAGAAACGGACGGTCATAAATTTAAAAAATTATTTGCTTATAAAGGTAACTCGCCTGAAGCAATGAAAGCTCTTGTTCTAGATGTTTCTAAGCTAGACTTTTTAGGTTATTACAGTTTAATTGCTACACATTTTAAAGTAACAAAGCCTACTACAGATTCAAAATATAGTGCATTTGGAATTGAATTATTATGATTTCTTTCAAACAATTTATATTAGAAGGTGGTGTAGCGGGTCATATGGCCCACCCCTTTGATCTACCTTCAGCCAATACAGGCAAAGATCTTATTAATATCTTTAAAAAGGCTATTTCAAGTCTTCAAAAAACACCTGCGTCTGTAAAGATTGACGGGATTAATACTTCCATAAAGATTATAACAAATAAAGAGGGTAATAAAGAATTTGCATTAGATAGAGGATCAAATAAACCTGATGATGTAGAAGGTGTAACTATATCTAAGCTGGCTTCTAGGTTTCCAGCAGGTCATGGAATGATACAGACTGGTAAAACTGTTTTACAGATTTTTAATTCCTCTATAGCTGAAATAGAGCCAGAATTACAAAAATTGGAAATGTGGGATAATCCTAAGATAGTTTTTAATATGGAATATGTACAAGGCAATACCAATGTTATTGGATATACAAATAATTTTTTAGCTATTCATGGGTTAAATAAAATAATTGAAGTAAGAAGCCCGGTGCGGGGTAGTATAAGTCGTGCATCAAGGGAAATTTTTTACAATAAAAAAACTTTAAAAGCGCTTATAGAAAAAATAAATCCTATAGCAAGAAAATATGGATTTGATGTAGAGCATGAGTTTGCAGTAAAAATAAAGCCAGTAAATATAGAAAATAGTCTTAATAAACCACTATCTATTAGTTATAGTTCAAAAAATATAGTAACAAAGTCTATTAAAGAATGGCTTGCAAAAGCAAATAACCCTAGAACTGAAAAAATAAAATTAGCTTCTAATAAAACTATAAGCGCATTGAGTTTAGAGAACTATAAAAATATAGTAGGGGGTATTCCATTAAACATATATCTTAGTAAAGACAGTAAAGATATTGAAAAAGCTATTAATGGAGCTGTATTTTATTACGCTACTATTTTAATGGGTGAAGCGGTAAAGCGTGCATCTTCTTCTTCATTAGGTAGTTTACATACGCAAGAAGGTATAGTAATAAGGGACCCCTCTATTGCATCGGTTCCAGTAAAGATTACCGGAAGTTTTATTTTAGGAAAAGAGCAAGGAAAATTTGCTTCTAAAAAAACAGAAGAAGAAGAGTATGGCGTTGCCGGGCAATTAAAAAACGTTTCTAACGTTAATAATGCTAATAATTATCAAACTGATCCGCCTTACAGTAAGGCAATATATCGTGGAGTTTTAACCCCGGGTATGGCATTATGAAGTTTGATATTTTAGTAAATGAAATATTAAAAAAAGATAATAATTTAGTAGTTATTTTTCCAGGTAGGTTTCAACCTTTTCATTTGGGTCACAAAAGATTTTATGATAATGCAAAAGAACAATTTCCGGGAGCTGATTTTTATATAGCTACTGCTGATATCCCCATAAAAGAAGAGAATAGTGAAAGATATCCATTTAATTTTTTTGATAAAAAACAAATAATGTTAGCTCTAGGTATACCGTCTCAAGAAATTTTTAACACAAGACAGCCCTATAAGCCTATAGAAATATTACAAAAGTATGATCCGAGTTTTACAAAAGTAATTTTTTTAGTGGGAGAAAAAGATATGCAAGAAGATCCAAGATTTAAATTTGGTTCAACAAAAAAAGGTACTTCGACATATTTTCAACCTTTTAAAAGCTTGAATGATATGGTTCCGTTTGATGAAAAGAATGGCCACAGCTACATATATGCACCGGGCACTATAACATTTAATTTAGGAAATAAATCTATTTCAAGTGCCACAGAGCTTAGAAATCTTTTTAAAGCTAGTAATAAAGAGCAAAGAAAACATTTAATCAAACAAATAATAGGTAAATTTGATCCTAAAATATATAATCTTTTTAATTCAAAATTAAATTAATTTATTTTTTTTCTAACAAAATAATAGTTTCTAAAAGTATTTTTTCTAGAACTTCTCTTGATTCTTTTTTAAGTGTATTTTTTAAGAGTTTTAAGATGTTATCACTACCGTTATTAATAGCATTAACAATTGCTTCTTCATTATTTTCATCTACTTCAGAAAAATCAAAAGAGTTTAATGCACTTTCGTAATCCTCATAACCAAAAGCTGATTCTAATTGATCATGCGCATTGGTTATTTTGCTTAAAACCCAGGCCTCTACATTATCTTTATTATTTAACAAATCATGTAACATAGCAGAAAGCTTATGTATTCTAAATAAAAGTTGTCTTGACATCTTGCTATTGCTATCATAGGAAGCTGCGTCGAACCCTTCACACTCCTCACTCTTATTAAAAGCTTTATCTTTTGTACAAGTTCTTTCCGGGACCGTTATTTTAGTTGCCTTATAAGGTGTCGGTATAACATCTTGGTTATCACCATGAGGTCCTATATTCATTTCGTTTACTTTATTAGTATATATCTCATTAAGTAGATGATAGTCTTTGGCAAACATATATAAATATTTATTTAAAACATAAATATTAATATGTTATTTGAACAAGCATTTTTACATAAGCTACAACAGGATATAATAGAAGAAAAAAAAGGTAGTAGATGTTCAAAAGTTACCGGTCAACAGAGTTCTACGCGATCAGATAAAAAATATATGAGATGTGTAAAAAAAGACGGTAAATTAAAAAGAATACATTATGGTGATCCAAATTTAAGAATAAAAAAATCAAACTCAAAGAAAAGAAAATCATTTAGAGCGAGACATAAATGTAGCTCTGCAAAGCCCGGTACACCAAAATATTACAGTTGCAAAAACTGGTAGTTATTGCATGTAGAAAAATAAATTTTTTTAAAATTAAGTTGGCTCAAAAGAGAACAGCAGCCATTACAAGGTCTAGAAAAATCTAATTTTAAATTACGATTAATACGAGTATTAACTAATGTATATTTTGAGCAATCTTCTTCTCCGAGCTTTAAAATAGCAGATAGCTCACTATGAACACCAATTGTATGAGAAATATCTTCACCTTTTCTATTAAAAAACCCTATTTTTAAATTTTTGGGGTGGGTTTTATTAGGGTTATTAAATCCTATAGAAATTAGTCTATTTTTATTAAAAATGAAAGAAAAATGCTTACATCTATAATTACCGTGCTTTTTAAGCAAAGCAAATGAAATTTCTGTACATTTTCTAAATATGCTATCCATATTAAATTTATAATAAATGAAAAATACTTAATAATCAATAAATATCTATATGAAATCGTTTAAGCAATTTTTTGTCGAAAAAAAGAAAGCGTGTTGGAAAAATTATAAAATGGTGGGCACTAAGCGAAAGAACGGTAAAATAGTTCCAAATTGTGTACCTAAAAAATAATGCAAACGTTCAAGGAATTTTATGATAGACCGGTTTTCGGAGTTACCGTAATTATTGATATTAAGGGCCTGGGACCTCTTAAAGCAAAGATTGATAGCGGTAACGAGGCCTATAATGTTTTGCACGGGGTAAATATATCTGAAGACGGTGAAAATATTTCTTTTACTACCGTAGATAATAAAAAATTTAAAGCTCAAAGAGCAGGAGATATAAAAATACATATAGGTAGCGGTGTAAAAGAGGATAGACCTATAATAAAATTAGATATTAAAATAAATGGTAAAGAATATAAAGATATACCATTTAGCATTGCGGATCGTACAGAGAATGAAGACCCAATCCTTGTAGGAGAACCTTTCTTAAAAAAAATAAATGCCATAATAGATGTAAATAAAAAAAATTAAATTAGTTTTCTATTCTGAGCAAATTCAATAAACTTATAAAATTCGTTTCTAGAATTATCTTTATCATCTAAAAAAGCACCGGACATTCTAGCTGTACGCATTGTAGAGTCATGTCTAATACCACGATTTGAGCAACAAGTATGAGCCGCCTCTATCATAACAGCAACACCCTTATTCTTAACACAAACCTCATCAATATACTTGTGAATTTGCATAGTTAGATTTTCCTGTACCTGAGGACGACGGGAAAACCAATCTACAATACGATTAAGTTTGCTAAGACCAATTACTTTTCCATCTTTAGCAGGGATATAAGCAACGTGGGCAAACCCCATAAACGGTGCATGATGATGAGAACAAAGAGAAGTAACTTTAATATTAGTTTGTGAAACAATTCCATCATACTTATCAACATTATCAAAAGCAGTAATCTTGGGTGGTTCGCTGTAACAGCCCCAGGCAAAATCCTCTACAAATGCTCTAGCTACTCTATGAGGGGTATTAGCACTATTAGGATCATTTCTCCAATCATATCCCAATGCATCCATGTATGCTTCATAAGCTGCAGCTGCTTTAAGTATGATTTGCTTTCTTTCTTCTTCTGTATGAGGGTTATTGTGATTCGCAAAAGCTAATTTCTTCTTAAACATAATAGCTATTATATGATAAGATGTAACAAGATCAACATAAATAATAATGTGAGATTTAAAAGTATAATTCATGAAACCCTTAATAAAACTGCTTTAAAAAAAGTTCGCATTAAAGTAGATCCTGCATTAATTAACTCCGGAATTGATCTATCAAAAGTTAATAGTTATGAGGGATATGTTTTGCATGAAGGATTAAAGAGTTTAAAAATACTAGTTTTAGCTCCAGAGATGAGCGTAGAAGAAATACCCTCTGAAGTATTGGAAGTTATAGCTGCAAAAGAAGAGCAAGATACATTTGATGAATTTAAAGCTTTTTTAATAAATGAATTAATAAAAAATGGAAAACCAGAAAACGATCCATTAATAGATAATATAAAGAATAGTAATTGTATAAATGAAATTGAATTATATGCAAAACAAGGCGGGTTTACTGGAGATAATTTATCTGAATTGTATAAACGATTTATTTTAACTGATGAAGACTAAATTTGATTCATTTGTAGAAGCAACAATGATGGACTATTTAAAAGCCGGGGCTAAAACTGCAGTTAAAGCACCTTTTAAAGCTGCGGGGTATGTTACAAAAAAAACTATAGATCCAAGAACGTATTTAAAAGGCGCCGGTGCGATTGTAGGGGGAGCACAAAAAGCAATTGAAGCACCGGGTCAAATAGTAAAAGGATTAACTCAGGGATTAATGTATGGACCGGGTTATGCAGGTGATCCTACTCAACTTACACGCTCGATAACTGGTGGTATACAAAAAAGCTTGGGAGCAGCAGAAAAGGGCATTACCTCTGCTTTACAGGGTGCAAAAAGTTCTGTTGAAACACAGGTTCAGAAAGACCAGATGAAAAAGCTTTATGGGACGTCTGATATTACTAAAAATGTTCAAACGTTTGATGCAAACTATTTTATTAATAACCCTTCAATTTATAAAGGTATAAAATCACCGGATAAGTTAGGTAAAGGTGATGGGTTTATAGTAAGAAGTAAGTATGGTGGACAACTAAGTCAATATAAGGTGCTTGCAAATAAAAACGGAATAATTACAGCAATTCCTGCTGCAATTAATAAATAATATTATGCCGGCAAAATCAGAAAAACAAAGAAAATTTTTTGGTGCAGTAATGGGTGCCAAGAAGGGTCAAAAGGGTGTAAAAGGTGCAGCTAAAAAAGCTGCTAAGAATATGCCAAAAAAAGAAATTAAAAAATTCTTAAAAAAAGAATCTTTTGATGATATTGTGCATAATCTGTTAGAGAAATATATCAATGGCGATTGAATTACCTCTTAAATTAAGAAAAAGAGGATTTTACATTGTAAATACTACAGAAAATTGTATTTATACAGAAAACGATTTTCCTAAAATATTTGCAACAAAAGAAGAAGCAGAAAAATTTTTAAAAGAAAATAATATTATCGGAGTAGTAAAATAAACAGTTGATTTTTAAAATATTTTGGTTATAATATAAATGATAAGAGAAAGTTTAATACTAGTATGTCTTATAGTAGTACAAAGATTATTGAATTAGGTAGTTGTGCATTTAGACAATGGAAAGCTGAGAGTCATTGTAGATATATTCATGGATATAGATTAATTGCAAAATTTTGGTTTGAATGTAATAATTTAGACGATCGTAATTGGGTTGTTGATTTTGGTGGGTTAAAAGAACTAAGAAATTTATTAGAAAAACAATTCGATCATACATTTTGTGTTTCTAT